TTCTGAACAGTTTGATAGCCCAGGAGAACCGCCCCAACCGGACGCCCCGCCACAGTCACCGCACCAGCCGACAATGTGGCCGACACGGACGCCGTGCCGCGAACCGTCAGCGCATCTGTCGCCACCGCTGCCGAAAGGCTGTTGCTGCTGACATAAAGAGACAGGTCAATCGCCCCAACCGCCGCCGAAATAGCCGCCGATACGCTGGCCGAAGTCGCATAGGGCGCAAGCGCCGTCGAGAGCGACCCGCTGGTCACATAACTGTCGAGCTTGTCCTTTTCATAGCTCATCAGATGATCCAGTAATTTTCGCCGTCACTCACATAGGAGTAACTGGCATATTGGGTCGGGATCAAATGCGTTGCAGCGCCGTCAATGTTGCCGCCCCCCGTCGCGACCGTGAGCGTATTGGCCCCCCCACTAATGCGTTTGACCGTGAATACCGTGTCCGCCGTGACAGTAGTTGCATCCGGCAGCGTTACCGTCACGTTGGCGCTAGTCGTGTCTGCGAACCAATACTTGCCGCCCTGACCGTCCGTGAATGTGTTCTGGTTGTCATCCGTGTCCGTCTTGTACAGGCCACCGATTTTGACCGGGGCCGCGTCCGTGCGGCGGAACGCATTTCCGGGGTCCGTGAGGCCAAACGTGCGCTGGCTCACCGGACGCCTTCCTTGGTGAACTCGACTTCGGACCCCATGACGCGATCAAACCCGCCTGAGACTTCCATGCGGAGCCGATGATAGCGGGCATTGGAGCGCGCTGGACAGGTTCCCGTGGCGTTCATGGTTGAGGCATTCGTCCACGATACCGTGTCAATCAGCCTGTCACGCCCGCCCACTTGGGTGTTGACAACCGTCGAGGAGTTGCCCTGCACCAAGGGCCGGAGCGACCGCACAAAGGCGCGGGCGTCGGTGACTAGTTCCGCCTCGCCCGTCACGAACCGTGCCGTTTTCGCGCTCCCGGTAAACCGTGCAATCTTGTGATCCCTGTCAATGCAGGACAACGCTGAAAGCCCGCCTTGCCATGCGCTGCTATCCAGTGAGAATGCCAGCGTTTCGAGCGTGCCGAGAGCATCCAGACCTTCCAGCGTGTAACCGCTTGTCATGTGGTTGAACAGAATTTCAATGTCTTCCGAGGCAAACGCCCACCGCTGCTTGGCCCACGAATAGATGGCGATACGGTCGCAGATGCCATCCGTTGACGCCGTGGACGGATAGGCCATGAGATAGATTTTGTTCACCGGGTCGATGGTCGCCGTAACGCGGTAAAGAAACGCCTCGTTGATCTCGTCCAATATCTTGTCGTCTACCTGTTCCACGCCGATTGGCTGACACGATTGGCCGTCGAAGGCATACATACCGGAATCGGCAAGGAAGAACGTCAGGTTCTGAAACCGCGCCGCCGAACCGGACGCGAAACAGCCGACGTTTCGCGCAACCTCGTCAAAGCGGAACACGATGGGCGAACCGACATAGGTTGCACGCCAGACGGAGGTATTTGTCAGGATGGCCGCGAAGTCGCCGCCCGTAACGCGCTTGATGATCTGGTCCGTTCCCGGCAAGTCCTGGAAGTCGGATTGGAACCGCTGCGATACGCCGAAGCGGAGCGGGTTGTTGATGCGCGACCACTGCACCCGGTTTTCGAGGTTCGGCTGGTGGCCCGTGAACAGGAAGTCGCGCACAACTGCGATATGCCTTGCCGTTGGCGCAGATGCGGACGCCGACTGATTGAGGAACTGCGTCGATGTGCCGATGGTGTAAACCTGCATGGCGTCCGAGCCATTGGCGGCAATGACGGTATTCCCGAAGGTTTCGAACTCCCACGCGGGGCCATCGTTGGCGGTTGTGTAAGACGCCGTGCGCGATATGTCGTTGAGCGCCGTGCTGCTTTCCTTGTACAGCTTGCCCTCCGTGGCCACGACGGTGAACGTGGTTCCTGACAAATCCTTGGTGCTGTAGGCCCCGCGCACGGTTGTCGGAGCGGCGGCGGAATAGGCCACGGGCTGCGGGAACGGGCCATAGCTCTGCACATACGGAATGCAGTTTTCCGCTTCCTCAAGGTCGCCGTTGAGGAGGTCGGGCTGGTCTGACTGTAGCCGTCCGAAGAGAACGCGCATTAATTGCCCTCAAACGTCGCAAGATTGATGGACGAATCCTCGTCAATGGCTTTGAAAATCTCTTCAAGTGTGGCGGTCGGGTTGTTAATGGGACGCCGCCCGCGCTTATATGCGTTTACCGCTGCCGCCTTCGATGAAACTTGGCCCATCAAACTCGGAAAATCTTTTAGAACGGCGTCTTGTAGCGCCTTCCCAATGCCTTGCCCGCGAAACTCTTCTGGAACTTCAAGCCCGATAACAGAAACGCTTCTTTGACCCTTGGGACGGGTTACAATGTCCATAAACCCTCCCGTTTCCGGGTCGCTATATCTGAACATCACCGAACCGGGTTCGATGTACTCCGCTGGCGACGGTGCAGACTTGGTGATATTCGGCGTGACCCGCTTCGGCCCCGGACCAGGAAGCCCTGACATGCCAAGCATAAGACCCGCTGTTCCAAAGTTCCCCTGCCCAGCCTCGCGCCCCGCGTCGTACACATCCAGCCCAAACCCGAACGGCGTCACGTTGGCAACGTCCATCACGCGATTGGCCTTGCCCTGCCCTGCCCGGTCATCAGAGAACAGTGAACGGCGCACAAAGTCCGTTGCCCGCTCACGCAGGGTTGGCTTGTACGCCGTCAGCGCACCCGATGGGGCAAGCCCGAATGGAAGGTCGCCGCCCGCCATGTCTAGAACTCTGTCGGGCGAATGAAGCCCGTGCTGATCTGTTCGCCAAGTTCGGCCTTGAGAATACGAAGCGCGTCTTTCTCGGATGCACCCGCCGCCGCCGCCAGTTCCATGTCCTTGAGGACGTTGGCATACAGTTCACGCTTGGCACGGTGCCGGATCAGTTCGCGTGCATCGTTGAACCATGCCGTGGTGTCGCCTGCGGAATAGGACGCCGAAGCGTTGCCGAGCTCCTTCAGCCCGTCCATGAGCAGCGTGTAATTCTGGTCCGCCATGCTGTCGAAATGCAATGCAGAGTTATATACAGCGTATTCCACAGGCTGGCAGACAACGCGCACATCCTGGCGGGACATGATCCAATCATAATCCCTATGGTACAGGTCGAGGTAATCACCCGCCGCGCGGACGATGCGAACCCGGTCCAGCTTGCGGAAGCGCACGGACAGGCTGGCCAGCGTCATGGTATCGGCTGACGTGGAAAGCGTGGCCGTGACCTTGTACGCCTCGTTGAAGCCTAAACGCTCGAAGCGATAGGACCGGATGGCCGTGTTGACCGCAGCCGTGATTTGGCTGGCGAGGTCGGAACGGGCCAGATCGTCGGCAATCTGTGCTTCTATGTCGGAACGGGTAGTCATGCGCTTCCTTCCGCAATTGTGGCGCGGAGGAAGCTGTTGCTACCCTACGCTACGCCATATTTTCCCGGATTTGATTGCATAGACGTTTTCTTTCGTGACGCCGTATTGCCGCGCCAATTCAGCGCCAGACAATTCAGATTCCCGAATGCTTAAAACGTCCTTCTCTGAAAGTTTTGCCTTGTGATGCCGCTCGCCCCGAAGGTGTCGGCGCTTGTCCACGCAGTCGCGCTTATTATCTAGCGCCGTACCCAAGAACAAATGCCTTGGGTTCACACAAGCGGGCGTGTCGCATGTGTGGCAGACCATTTTCCCCTGTTTTAACGGCCCGACAAATGTTTCGTATGAGAACCGATGGGCCTTGGCACTAGAGCGGCCCTTAAGCCGCATTGTTCCATACCCATCTTTGTCCTTTTGTTTCTGCCACATCCAGCAATCGCCGGATTGTGAATAAGAAGCACGGAACATGCACTCATTGGTGCAATACCGTTCCACGCCACATGATGCCTTAAACTGGTTGCCGCAATGGCCGCATGTCTTTTGCATCCCCGATATGTGGGGATAAGGGCATGGACAGTCAAGTTCGCTATTCTGTTTTGGGCGACCAACCCCACTCTAAAAATGAGTCGCCAGAGGTGTAAAGTTCTCTCGCCGGAACATTTACCGCCACCAGCGCATATTTGCCATTCAAGGCGCTTTCCCCGTGATCTAAGGCATACTGCCGCGAAATTGTA